CGGATTCATGCTAAACCTTCAGCGCTGATATCCATAGGGTCGGAGCGGTACTTGTGCATGCACGGACACCAGATCAAGGGATGGGCGGGGTTGCCGTACTATGGGTTTGACAGACGTGTAGCGATGGAAGCGGTCAAGCGTATGGGGGTTGTAGATAACTCGTTCACAAAGATGGTGCTAGGACATTTTCATACGGCGTGTAATACGCCGAACTGGAACATTGGTGGAAGTCTAAGTGGGACGAATGCGTTCGATCATTCGTGTGGCAGACACTCTTTGCCGCATCAGACTTCGTGGTTCGTACATCCAGAGCATGGGGAGTTTGACTTTTCCCGCTGGTGGTTGACGTAGGAAGATAATGGCGACACAAAAATTCATGGGGCGCGGGCAGCTTATTGACCGCTTGGCTGCTCAGGTAGGTAGTCGTGAATCAGCGATTAAGATCCTGCAAGAACGGGGGCATCTTAAAGCCGACGGTAAGACTTTTACGGCGGAAGGGCAGCGTCGTAACGCCATGACGGCAGAGGAACGGGCAAAAGACCGGGCTGCAAAACGCTCAGGAAACCCCAAATCGCGGTACACCTATGACCCCCGGACTAACCGGGCGACGCTAAGGAAATAATTATGGCAATCGAGAAATCACTATATGAGGCTCCTATGGGGCTGGAGACGTTGGCTGTGCAGGAAGCGCCGCTTGAGATCGAGATTGTCGACCCCGAGGAAGTTGTTATTGGTATGGGGGATATGGAGATCACACTGCGCCCGGAGGATGAGGGTGCAGAGGATGAGTTTGAAGAAAATCTTGCGAAAAACCTTGACTCGGGGGCGTTGGCAACGCTGGGATCTGAGCTTATGGGGTTGTTTGAGGCTGACTCTCGTAGTCGAAAAGACTGGGTAGATCTATATGTCAAGGGATTGAAGCTCCTTGGTGTGAAGCCCGAGGAGCGCACCGAGCCGTGGCCGGGAGCGTGTGGGGTGTTCCACCCGCTGCTCATTGAAAGTGCGGTCAAGTTCCAGTCTGAGACGATGTCGGAGACATTCCCCGCTGCGGGGCCGGTCAAGACTCAGATCATCGGCAAGGATACAAAGGAGAAGGAAGAGGCCGCAACTCGTGTGAAAGAGGATATGAACTACGAGTTGACGGAGCGCATGACCGAGTATCGGTCGGAGCACGAGCGGATGCTGTTTAGTCTGTGCCTGTCGGGCAATGCGTTCAAGAAAGTCTACTTTGACCCCTCTCTCCAGCGGCAAGCCGCTATTTTTGTTCCTGCAGAAGAGGTCGTAGTGCCATATGGCGCGTCGAATCTCGATACCGCCCAGCGTGTGACGCATGTCATGCGCAAAACCAAGAATGAGCTTCGCAAGCTTCAGGTGAGCGGCTTCTACGTGGACATCGATCTTGGCGAGCCGGTGCGAACCATCGACCCGGTGGAGAAGCAAAAGGCAACCGAGCAAGGGTTCTCCCTCGATGTAGACGACCGGTTTCAACTCCTTGAGATGCACGTTGACATCGACCCGGAAGAAGCCGGGTTTGAAGATAAGTTTGCGAAGGACACCGATGGGGTTGCGGTCCCATACGTCATAACTATCGAGCGGGGTACGCAGAACATCCTCGCCATTCGGCGTAATTGGCGTCCCGATGACGATACACGGGCGAAGCGCCAACATTTCGTACACTACCCCTACGTGCCTGGGTTCGGGTTCTATGCCTTTGGACTTGTCCATCTTATCGGGGGCCATACCCAAGCAGCTACTTCTCTTATCCGCCAACTCGTTGATGCGGGGACATTGGCAAACCTTCCCGGCGGGTTCAAGGCCCGTGGGCTGCGGGTTAAGGGAGATGACACCCCCATCGCTCCTGGGGAGTTCCGTGACGTCGATGTCCCGAGTGGGTCGATCCGAGACAACCTGCTGCCGCTGCCGTACAAGGAGCCCAGCCAAGCACTCATACTTCTGCTGGACAAGATTGTTGCGGATGCACAACGGTTCGCCTCCACGGCGGATATGAAGGTGTCCGATATGTCGGCGCAAGCGCCAGTTGGGACGACGCTGGCAATCCTTGAGCGCACACTCAAGGTCATGAGTGCGGTTCAGGCTCGGATCCACTACGCGATGAAACAGGAGTTCAAACTTCTGCGCAACATCATCCGCGATAACCGTGAGGACGAGTATTTCTACGAGCCAGAGGTTGGGGATAAGCGGGCCAAGCGCTCCGATTACGACATGGTGGAGGTTATCCCTGTCTCGGACCCCAACGCGGCAACCATGAGCCAGAAGGTTGTGCAGTACCAAGCGGTAATGCAGATGGCGCAGCAGGCCCCGCAGTTGTATGACCTTAAAGTGCTGCACCGGCAAATGCTGGAAGTTCTCGGCGTTAAGAACGCGGCAAAGCTGGTACCCACCGATGACGATATGAAGCCGGTGGATCCTGTGACGGAGAACATGAACATCCTCATGGGTAAGCCTGTGAAGGCGTTTCAGTACCAGGACCACGAGGCTCATATTCAAGTGCATATGGCGGCGGTACAAGACCCGAAGATTATGCAAGTTATGGGGCAAAACCCCATGGCGCAGACCATCATGGCTGCGGCTGCAGCGCATATTACAGAACACGTCGCGCATGCATACCGGCGGGAAATCGAGAAGCAGTTGGGTAGCCCGCTGCCGGATATGAAGGATACGCTGCCCCCTGAGCTTGAGGTTCAGGTATCTCAGCTTGCCGCACAGGCTGCTGCACGGCTACTCCAGAAAGACCAAGCGGAAGCTGCAATGCAGCAGGCTCAACAGCAGATGCAAGACCCGCTGGTTCAGATGCAGCAAAAGGAGCTTGCGATCCGCGAGAAAGAAGCCGCTACGAAGGAAAAGAAAGTCGTTATCGACGCAGCGGCTCGTGCTGATGAGTTGCGTCTCAAGGAGAAGGAAGTAATTATTAAAGCCGCCGCCGAAGCCGATCGTGGTCAACGGGAAGAGCTTCTCAACGGGCTGAAGATCGGAGTGGATATTGCAAAAGGTAACGCGCAAATGCGCGTACAGGCGCAAAAGACAAACAAACCTAAAGGCGATTGATGGACGCGATTCAACTGCTTCTCAACAAAAATGCTGAGGAGCGCAGTAATAAAGTCGAGTTTTTGGTGGCGGGTAGCGCCAGGGACTACGCACAGTACCAACACATCTGCGGCGTTATTCGGGGTCTGGACATCGCGGATGCACATTTGCAAGACCTCGCAAAAAGGATGAACGATGACGATGACGGCGCTTGAGCAAAAGTGGGCGGACGAGGATGCGGAGGATGCCCAAAAGGCAAAACAACTCCCCGATCCTTCGGGGTATCACGTTCTATGCGCAGTACCCCAGATCGACAAGAAATACGACAGTGGGTTGATCAAGGCGGATACAACGGTTTATCACGAGGAGATCCTGACGACGGTGCTCTTTGTGGTGAAACTTGGCCCAGACGCCTACCAGGATTCAGCGAAATTCCCATCCGGTCCTTGGTGCAAAGAGGGGGATTTCATCATCGTTCGGTCCAATAGCGGTACTCGGTTGGATATCCACGGTAAGGAATTTCGCATCATTAACGACGATACGGTGGAAGCAGTGGTTCAGGATCCCCGTGGCATTCGTCGCAAATAGGAGAGTAGATTATGAATAAGCCCGAGTTTAAGTTTCCAGACGAGCAACAAGTTGGGCAGGATATTAGCTCTAGCGGGGATACGTCTGAGCTTGAGATTGAGATCGTAGATGACACTCCGGAGGAAGACCGGGGCCGCGAGCCTTTGCCTAAAGAGGTCGTCAAAGAACTAGAAGACGATGACCTTGAAGAGTACTCTGATAAAGTCAGGAAGCGTTTATCGCAAATGAAGAAGGTTTGGCACGACGAGCGCCGTGAAAAAGAAGCTGCCCGTCGTGAGGCAGATGAGGCTTTGCGGCTCGCCCAAACCCGGGATCAAGAGCTTCGTAGGCTAAGGGAATACACGGGTACGCGAGAAAAAACGTACACCGATGATATGACCAAGGCGGTTACAAATGAAGTTGCAACGGCCAAATCAAAGCTTCGGCAGGCGTATGAATCCGGGGATCCGACTGAGATCGCAGATGCTCAGGAAGCCCTAACTGACGCAAAAATTCGCCTTAAAGAGCTTGAATACCGTAAACCCTCTTTACAACATTTTGAATCTAGTGTAGAAATAGATCCACAGTCCAACACCTCGGCTCCAGTAGTTGACCCCAAGGCAGAAGCTTGGCGGCGCAACAATACTTGGTTCGGGGTTGATG